CAAAATACATTGGAGAAGATCCCATTCCCAATTCTATAGCATATTGAGGCTCGCCAGTCATATTTCCATCATCATCAAAATTTGGAGCAGCGTGAAATCCTAATACATTATCGGGATCATCATCTTTACCAACCAAGCTATGAATCTCTCCACCATAGTTTGCATCTTCTGAGCCAACTGTTAGTCCTTTATCCTTTGCAATATTCTGTAATTCTTTTTCAATTTGTTCGTTTTCTTTTTCTGGTGCATTTTTTTCGTCATCACCATCATCAGAATCCATATCTGGCTCATCTCCACCATCTCTATCGAAATCACCACCACCTAGCTTATCGCCAGAATCCTTTTCACTATCATCGCCACCATCATCTGACATTTTATTGTAAGCGACTTTTGCTGGGTGGTCATCTGGTTGCTTTTTAGCAGCACCAGCAGTCATTTCTTGAGACTCACCCTCTTTGTCTTTATACTTGATGATTTTATCATCATCGACATCAGCCTCATTCATATTTGTTGCAATTTCTAATAGTGAAATCATTAGTCTTTCTCCATCATAATTTCGTGTTTAAGACTTTCCAGTTGTTCTATCCACTGTCCAAGTCTCCTTATCATATAATTCTTATCTACATCTTTTTTCTGTATTTCAATTTGCCATCGTTTTAACAATGTTGAAATACTAAAAAGAGTATCCATATAGGATTTCTTCTTATCTTCAAACGGCATAGTGACTCCGGTTACTGTAACTGACCTACTTTGCTTGCTAGTTTTACTAACCTCTCACTTATTTTATTTAAAGCCTTATGTGTATTTTTCCAATATGACCTAGAATCGACATTCAATTCATTTTTAAGACGAACATTCATCTTTACCAATTTATCCAATTCATTGAGACTATCTCTAATCTCTCTCATAGAACGACCTATCTTTTGTTTTGGATTCATTGACTCATCATTTCTATAGTTGTGATACTTACCTTCAGTTACTTTGCTGTATCCAGTAGAGTTGGTAGCTATCTTCTTCTTTTTCTTCTTATCTTTCTTTCTACCACCACCAAATGCATAAGGCGTTTGATAGCCAGCAATATCACCAGTTACAGAAGCTTCATCGAGCTCATTTTTGATTAACTCTCTGATTATTTCTTTGAGTTTATCCATTTTAGACATTCTTTAGCTCCTTAACTAATTCATAATATCTCATTAATGTAACCACTTGCTTATCCTCAACTATTCTTCCCTTCATAAGAGTTTCTGCTTGATTTATAGCCTCTTTTAGCTTAATCTTTGTAACTTTGTCTGAAACTTTAGGTAAATGCGATTGGAGTTGCTTTTTTACCTTAACTGTTTCACTTTCAATAAACTCTTTAAGAGAATTGGTGTTAGAAATGTTATTTATGTACTCTTTTAACAAATTTCTTTGATTTGCGCTAAGAGAACTATATTTTTTGTTAAATTTTTCAACTAAAATTCCATAAGCAAGCAATCTCAAATCTTTTTCTTGCTTTTTGTAACCCTCTACCATAACATTCTCTTTCTTTTTGGTTGAAAGGTTCTTTCGTGTTATGTTTTCTACAATAGTAAAGCGACTTTCTGTTTCTGTCTGAGGATTCATAGCTTCTTTTGTTGAAAATAGCTTAAAGATTGAAGCATTTACTTTATAGTTTGGTATTCTAGCCATAAAAAAGTTATTTATATCATAATGAGAACGAACCTCTTTAATTAGATTATATTTTTCTCTTTTTAGAGAAGCTTCGTTTAATTTGATACGAGCAGTTAATACTGCATCTACTAAATGATTGGCTTTTGTTTCTGATTTGTAATTCTCAACAGTTAATACTCTATATAATTCGTACTCTTTACCCAATTGAGTGTTCTTATTAAAAAACTCTTTTAATATTTTAGCCGCATAACCTTTCTTATCATTATTTAACACATCGACTGTAATCTGTCTAGTTAATAACTCAAATAATATTCCGGTGTTACGGATTTTTGAGTGTTTTGTTTTTGAACTCATATTATACTCCAATCGTTTATATAATTCTTCATATATAAATATATGATTACTTAATTTTTCTTAGTATTAAGGGAAGATACTTCATCTTTATATTCAGTTTCTAAGTCACTAGCCTCTGAAAGCAAAGTTTTTGCATCTTTACCCAAATGTTTGAATAGATTTTCATAGTGTTTTGTAGCAACTCCACCATAAGCCTTCTTCTTATCATGAGCCCCTAACGGATCTCTACCCCTCGCACCACTATCCTTACTATATTTATTAGCTTCTTTAGGTCTCCCAGCGCCTGGTTGTCCACCTTCTTCTGAACCACCATTATTATCCAACTCATGACCTGTTCTACCAGCCGCCATATCCGATGGAGTACCAGCAGATTCTCCGCTCTTAGCAGGATCGTTTCCTTCCATTTCAATTTGTGAGCGTCTAAATTTATTCTTATAGTCAAATACTATTTGTTCATCATTTTCTTTAATCTGTTCTTCTGTAAAATTAAAGATGTTTTTGTAAATCCATTCGGAAGATACTAAACCATCTTGTAGCATAGAAGATGCTAAAGATGTTTTGTTATTCCATAGCTCTACTTTTTCCTGTTCATATATTGTAGATGGATTTGTTAAACCTAAATCAAAGTTTACAAGCTCTTGGTCTCTAAATCCTTGAGCATATAGATGAACTACTGCAATCTTTGTTAATTCACTAACAATGATTCTTTGTATTCTTTCAATTGTTCTAGCAAAGCGAACATCTTCAGCAGCCAATGTAGCTTTAGAACCTAATCCTTCTTCATATCCTAAGAAAGCCTTTGGAACTCTTAAAGATGCTAACATTTTGTTTTTTAAATATTCAATATCCTCTGTTGCTTCATAGGTTAAACCTGGAAGTGCATCAATACTTGTTCCACTATCTCCACCTCTTACAGGTAAAAAGAAATCTTCTGTAAGGTTTTGGATATTATAACGAAGATTATAGTCACCTGTTTTCTCATCAATAACAGGAGCTTTTTTCATTTTATTAACTACTTGTTGCATATAATTATCAACTTCTGCTGGTGGAATGTTTCCAATATCCAACTTAAATACTCTCTTTTCAGGAGCTCTCATAATCCTATGAATCAACATAGCATCTTCCATAAGAGTTAATTGTTTCCACACCTTTCTACCACCCTCTAATTGTGACCTACCATAAGGTACATAGTTAGAATCTGATAGAAGTCTAAAGTGAGCTACCTCATAGTTCTCAAATGTTTTTGTATCCTGCTTTTTAGAACTATGTCTACTACTATCTCCTTGTGGTGTTAGCATAAACTGAACTAAAGATGGATTATCAGGATCGTGTCCTTCCATTCTAGCAACATCGTAAGCAGACATAGGTGTTACATTCGTAATACCATACTTTTCAGCTACCTCTAATTGTAAAAAGAAATCACCATACTTATTCATATTACGAATCCAAGGCCATAGATTAAATTCTATGTTTATAATATCATAAAATAGATTGTGTAGTATATCATATATTTGATCATTATCTGTTTTAATATCCAATACTTTACCATACTCATTTTTCATTGTTGATTCATCTGAGTAAATATCTAAAGCTGAAGCAATAATAGGATCAGAATCCATTGACTCATAATCTCTAAATAATCCTAATCGTAATTGTTGTGCATACAATTGGTCGTTATATCCAATCTGTTGCATATTAGAATACAACTTAGTATATCTATCTACTAAATTTGTTTGAACATTTGATTGTAATTGTCCTGTATCAACTATTTTTAATTTTCTTCCACCTATATTTCTAACGATAGTGTTTGTTGAAAACAATCGTTTTAGTCTTGAAAATAAATCTTGTTCTGCCATAATTTGCCTCTTAGTTAATTAACCAATCTAACGATTCTTTTTCTCCATTGGGTCCTACTTCCATTTCCCAAGAATTATTTTGATTGGTTGGTGTTTGTGGCAACATCTGTGATGCTACTCCACTTAAAGTTCTCTTAGTTAATTCTATTCCCTCATTTTTGAGTCTTAATGCAGTATCTCTTACCCAAAGTGTAAGAGCAAAACTCATCACTAAATCATCGTTGTATCCTGTCATCGCTTCAGCTTTATTATTGTTATATATAAATACAAACAATTCATCAATTAATCTATTTGAGCGAGCAATAACTGACTTTTCTCTGAAGTATTCTTCTAATTTAGCAATAACTAATGGTCGTGTTTTGGATGTCATACTAAATCCAGCTACCATATTTCTATCTGCAATTCTATACTTATTAGTCATTTGATGTTCTGTATCTACATACTTTAAATCTTTACTTGTGTAAAATAAATTTTCATAACCCCTATCAATACATTGTTGTAGTGTAGCCCAACCTATATTGTTGTTCTCTACTACCAACAAAGCATTATTATATTCTGTTGCTGTATTTACACATAAGTTTCCAAAATCTTTTGTTGATATTTTACCTTTATATTCTGCTACTTGTTCCATAGTTTCTATATCCATAACGTGAAATGCAGAATAATCAGAACCATCTCCTCTGCTGACATCAGCACTTAGTACATAATCTTTAGTATAGTTTGCTGGTTGCCATACCCAAAGGTTACTATCTATCCCTCTCTTCTCTAATGGGTCTGTAACGTGTGTTTGTTTATACTCTTCTAAGATTACACCATCTATGACAGTCTGTCCTGAAGTTAAGAAGTCACAATCACATTCTTGAGCAGCTAAAGAAGGACCCAATAGTCTATCTTGCTCTTTTCTCCATTCATCATTTCTTTCAGGATGTAAGTTCCAATGTAGTTTGATAAAGTTCCAATCGTTACTACCATCTTCTGCACCAACCCAAGTCTTATGAAACCAATTACCTATACCATTTGGTGTAGATAGTGCAATACATTGTCCACCAGTAGATAGTGTCTGTGAAGCAGCAGCCCATATCGGTTCAATCTTATCAATGA